CATGAAGACTAGAGAGAAGAACAAGGCTGAGAAGTTAGACGATAGCAATAGATTGTTACAGGCTGAGAAAGCATTTCAGTCCAGCGCTATTGAGTTTACCAATGAGTTTATAGATTCTGAAGGTAACGTGCTGTATGCTACATGGCAATCGGCTGTTGATAAGAAGTGGGAAATAGAACGTATTAAAGAGATTGCCGCCATGGCTAAGGTTGGAGATGAATGGGATTACAGTAATGGAATTACAGGAGCGTACCGATACCGTAATGCTTGAAGTGGTATATTCACTGCCAATGGAAAGAAATTAAATGATAACCGAATATCAAGGGATAATCCACAAGAGTAGGTACGCACGTTACCTAGACTCTGAGGAGCGCAGAGAGTCATGGGAAGAGACGGTTAACCGCTATACCAATTATATGGAATGGGTGTTAGCTGGATTCCAAGTAAGCACTTTCCCTAAAGAGGTTAAGCAAGCGATCCTTGATATGGAGGTGATGCCCTCCATGAGAGCCTTCATGACCGCTGACCCAGACCCCGGTACTGGCGCTCTTACTAGAGACAACATGGCGGGATACAATTGCGCCTACCTCGCGGTAGATCATATCAGAGCCTTTGATGAATCCCTTTACGTTCTTCTCTGCGGAACTGGCGTAGGCTTTAGTGTGGAGAGGCAATTTATTAACCGTCTCCCATATGTAGCTGATGAGTTTCACGAATCAGACACTACTATAGTTGTTTCTGACAGCAAGATAGGATGGGCAAAGGCTTTGAGAGAATTGGTGAGTTTACTCTATCAGGGGATGATACCCAAGGTAGACTACAGCAGGATTCGCAAGGCTGGCGCTCGCCTCAAAATTTTCGGGGGTCGAGCCTCTGGGCCTGACCCTCTGGAAAGATTGTTCGGTCACTACATCCATACGTTCCGTAAAGCTAAAAACAGACGACTCAATAGCNTAGAGTGTCATGACCTCATGTGCTGGAACGGGGAGAGTGTGGTAGTGGGGGGAGTTAGGAGAGCAGCAGAGATAAGCCTGAGCAACCTGACTGACGAAAGGATGAGACTCGCAAAGACAAGTCAGTGGTGGATAGAGAATCCGCAACGAGCGCTGGCTAACAACAGNGTGTGCTATACAGAGAAGCCTGATATGGGCATCTTCATGCGTGAGTGGATTTCCCTTTATGAATCGCATAGCGGAGAGAGGGGCATCTTTAACAGAGAGGCTGTTAAGAAGTTAATGCCNGAGAGGAGAGACAAAGATCATGAGTTTGGCTGTAATCCATGTTCAGAAATTTGTCTTAGAAGTGCGGAAACGTGCAACCTCTCAGAGGTAGTGTTGCGCCCTAGTGATACTATTGATGATGTCTCCCGCAAGATAGGGTTAGCTACCATCCTTGGTACTATCCAGTCTGCTCTCACCGACTTCAGATACGTCAGGCCGATCTGGAAAAAGAACGCGGAGGAAGAGAGGTTACTAGGTGTCAGTTTTACTGGAGTGTTTGATTGCCCTGCAGTCTTGAACGCTACACCCGATCAACTTGAGGCGTGGAAAGAGTCTGCTGTTTTTATGAACAATGTATGGGCCAAGAAACTGGGCATCAATCCATCCGCCGCCATCACTTGTATCAAGCCGTCAGGCACGGTGTCTCAACTCACAGGAGTTGCAGGGTCAGGCTTGCACCCCGCTTACGCAAAGTACTACATACGGCGCATCAGGCAGGACAAGAAAGACCCCCTGAATCAGGCTCTAATGGACGCAGGGATTGAATACGAGGATGACCCATACAACAGTGAGGCTATCGTGTTTTCCTTCCCTATGAAGGCTCCTGCTAAGTCCCGCACGAGGCATGAGTTTACAGCCATACAGCATCTTGAAATATGGAAGAGGTTTGCCCTGCACTGGTGTGAGCATAAGCCCAGCGTTACCATCTATGTAGGTGAGGACGAGTGGCTAGAGGTCGGCGCTTGGTGCTACAAGAACTTTGATATAGTCAGCGGCGTAAGTTTTCTCCCAAGAGCAGATGACAGCCACAGTTACGAGGTTGCTCCCTACGAGGAGATAACCAAGGAAGAGTACTCCATGTTCCCTAAGACAAAACCCATCAAGTGGGGGTCGGTGGCGGAATATGATGACAACACAACTGGCAGCCAAGAACTCGCTTGCACAGGAAACAAGTGTGAGATACTATGAATTTAATGATCATCCCTGATGCTCATGTGCATCCCGATTACAATAACGAAAGGTTCAGAGCGGTAGGTCGGTTACTCATGGAAGAGCAGCCTGAGTGCGTTGTTTGCTTAGGTGATCTGGCTGACCTGCCGTCTCTGTCCTCTTATGATCGAGGTACAAAAGGGTTCGAGGGTAGAAGGTACAAAAAGGACATTCAATCGGCTATCGAGGCCCAAGAACTATTGTTCGAGGAGATGAACCGATTCAATGCCAGAAAAAGAAGGAACGGCAAGAAGCAATATAGGCCACGCTTAGTGATGTGCTTAGGCAACCATGAGGATAGGATTACTAGAGCCACAAATTCACAAGCTGAGTTAGATGGGGCAATAGGTATCCAAGACTTGCAGTATGAGGGGTTCGGGTGGGAAGTCATCCCCTTCAAGAAGTGCGTCACAATAGAAGGGATCGCCTTCTCGCACTATTTCACTACTGGTATCTCTGGGAGACCAATCTCTAGTACCCATATCGGGCATACACTGGTCACTAAACTTCATTGCTCTGCCGTCCAAGGTCATTCGCATTTATATAATCATGCAGAACATACCAGACCGGACGGGCAAAAGATATTTGGTTTGTCTGCGGGTTGTTTCTCTCATCCTGATTACTCTGAAAGTTGGTGTATGGATACTGAGCATCAGTGGTGGAGAGGGGTTGTAATGTTAGAAGACTTAGATGGGGAAGGTTACTACGATGGGGTCAGGACAGTAACGCTACGGAAGATCATGAAGAAATATTCGTAATACTTTTCACGCAGCCTCTGGGGAAGGCTGTAATTCCAGACCAAGCACCCTTCTCATCTTTAGTGTGGGCTACCTTAACCACATCTTTATCCTTCTGAATTAGATATCCTATCGTTGTTATCACTGGCGGATTAACTTCATCAGGCTTCTCCCATCCCGAAGTGCCTAGTATGTCTCGCCACTCTACCGTGACAAGGCGGGGTTTTTTCATCTGTCAAAAGTTTCATCCATCTTGTTAATAAGTTTTGTTCTCAACTCCATCATCTTTTCCTCAAGGCGGTCAACCCTATCATCTATTATATCTGACCTTAGTATTCTGTTCCGGCGCAACTTGTTTCTTTCTTTCTGAAGTTTTGTAATGCTGCCGACAATATTTTTTCTAAAGTCTGCTAACTTATACAATTTATAATCGTCGCTCTCTTTAAAGTTCGTGTACTCTTTCCCTGTTCCGTACACTTCTTTCATTCCCTTCTCCATACCCACGGCAGTCGAGATTAACTTCTCATACACAGCAAACTTATCATATCTATACCTATTCTTGCTTGCCTTCTCGTCAAACAGGAATCTTCTGGCGAACGGAACCTTGTTCCATTTAATCTCCCCAGTCGGGTGCGTTATCTTTCCGGGTCCGATTGACAACACTAAATCTGTTGTCCTTTCCACAAACCTGCCAGCACCACCGGCTGCTGTCTCCCAGATGAACTCAAAGATGTCTGGAGGAATGCTTATTAAGCCCGGCTTGATCTGGTTTCCTCCAGAGAGGGCATTCAATCCACGGGATATTCCTTTAGTGATGGGGCCAGTTGACCCCCAGAATCTCTCTGATGGTGGGTCAGAAGAACCCCATACCGGGTCTTTGTATATAGGCTGACCAAAGTAACTCTCGTTCATAGCGAGGTCTACAAGAGGATCAGCAAAGGTCGGGGAGACTGCCGACAGCGTAGCCCTGAATAAGTTATCACTGCTTCCAAATGAGAAAGGCATGAATGATTCAGCAGACGATGACATAAGATGCATGGTTGCTCGACCCGGATTGGTATGACCCATCATAAGGGCTGCTAATGTATCTCCCATTACATGGAAGACATTGTAACCATATGGAAGCGGAATCTTAAAGAAGGTGTCAAACCCCGGAAGGTAGATATGGGCCTGACGACTTCTCGATCTCAAGTCAATCTGGCTATACCGATTAATCCCATCCTCATCATCACCAGCCAAAACTGCATTAAGAATTCCCTGAGCAAAACCAAAGAGCATGATAGAGCCAGCCAACTTCTGCACACGGGTGAAGCCTGTCTTTCCTCTGGGCCTACTGAAGAGAGCCTGAAACAAACGAGCAGTACCCTGAACTGAAGCGTTGAAGAATAGATAGAGAGCGTTCAGCGCAGCACCCTTCTCGCCTTTCTGCGAAAAGTTAACTGTTAAGTTCTGAGCAATGTGAACAGCCTTGCGAATAGCCTGTCCCTCAGTCATTCCAGCTGCTAGAAAAGCTTTCTTAGCGTGGTGGTAAACAGCAAGACGCATCGTGTTCTCCACAACAGCGTTGTAGTCACTTATAAAATCAAGGGTCTTCTTAAAAAATCTCTTTGCCCCGCCAACTTTCGTATCTTTAACGTGGTCATTGAATGATTTCTCGAAATCTCTTACGTCTTTAAAAGCAAAGAAATTAATCCTGCCACCATGCTGAGAAAATTCAGATGCTTCCGCAGAATACTCAGTGTCTGTCCTGCCGTCCCTCAAAAAATGTTTCAAGCCTATACCTGCTGGCTTGACGCTTTTCAAGACTGCTCTGCTCAAACCTTCTATGTCTTTGAACTCAGCTACTGTTTCCTTTAGACCCTCCAAGTTTCCTAATGCAGTCTGCAAGTCAACCGTAAAGTTTCTAAGAACGAACTCAGGGTTTATAGAGGTGTGAATTGCGCTAAAGTATCTATTGAGTTGGGATGTTAACTGCAGGAATACTCCTGAGTCTGTCATGTTAGAGCGATTAAACGCTTGCCCCAGTCTCTTGTCCTTGACTAGGATAACCCACTCCTCTCCATTAATCTTAAAGTGTATGTTATGATCAGGATCAGTTTGCTGTTTTGGTATAAGGTCTAGAAACAATTTCCCAGAGGGGTCTTTATGCTTTTTGTAATCCTCCAAGGGAACAACCATTGCAAAATCTTTATAGTTTTCCTCATTGTCCCAGATAAGATTTGCAAATGACATGACCACTAGATTTTTTTCGATTCTGTCTATCTCATGATCCGTCTGCATAACTGACCAAGCCCATATGTTTTCTGGGATACTCTGACGACCCCGCGCTCTCTTGGATTCAACGCCACTTACCCCTAACTTGCCGGGACCAAGAGGCTGTTCAAAAAACTGGTCAGCAACTATCCTTTCCTGACCACGCAGGGGGACATAGGTATCTTTGTAGCCATCATCATTGTAAGCTTCTAACTGCTCAGGAGTCATGGTCTTGAAGTCCAGAAGACCAGCCTCTAGTTGGTTATTAAGATTGTATTGATTGATCATGTAAACCTTTTGAGCAGCTATTTCTAGGTGCTTCCAAGCGTCACTTGTCTCATCCCCGACCTTGGCATGGAGTTTTTCAAGTTCAGCCTCGACTGACATGTAAGCTTCTTCACCCGCCTCTGGGTTTTCATCCCTGTATGCTTGGGCTTGTTCCTTCGTGTCAAACAAGCCAGATGCATTCGGCACTTGTGCTTCTTTTGCTTTCTTTGCTCCAAGCCTGTTTCTGTGGGGAGCATGAGCCGTGTACAGATACCAGAACAAGTCATCTCCATCAAACTCATTTCTATACTCGTACATGTAATCAGCGAGTGGCTCAACGTACTCCTTATGGAATCTATCTCGCCAGTCATTTACTTTATTCTTGTAGGCTCCATGAAAAAGGGAAGGAGAGTTGTCATCGGTTACAGTTCCTCCGCGTATCCGGGTTGACTCCTCCAGCAGTGTAAAGATATTGAAATAATCTTTCATCCACTTTATAAACTCAGGAGCGATATATACCTGAAACCTTTTCTTTCCAATCTTCCTTACTCTGTAATGTATGAGAGGCCGTTTTAAGATTGCTTCCCCCTCTTTGGGAGCGGTGACATCTCTAAAGACTATGAAGTTCTCCCAGAGCCTTCCCGCCGGAGGGACATCTCGATCAAACCAATCGCTTACAAAGCCTGTGTCCATATGGATATCACCGATATCACCACCCATCTTATTAACCAAGCTAGCTTTAGCGTCATGCTCTGAGGAGTTGTGTCCAAAGTCGCCAGAGTAGAGGTAGGTTCCCAAGAAGTTAGCTGTAAACATTGCATCCCCACTCGCTGCAAGTTGAGCATGTTTCCTAGCAGTAGCTTTAGCAAAGACCAGAATGTCAGCAGCGCCAACTCTGGTGGGGGAAACCCATAGCTTGATACGAGCGAGACCGTAAAGGACAGCATCTACTACCGCTCTCCAGAATGGGTTGTTGGCTATAGCCTCTCTTTCAATAATGTAAGCCATAGTCTCTTCGAGAACAACGGCTTCATTTACCGCTGTTACCTTCTTCCCTCTACCCACTATTTCAATCATGCTTGGGTTTATGACATGAAGTTCACTGTCTTCCCCAATACCGTTCCAGCCATTAACCCAATCAACACCACGCTCAAGCAGCGCAGGTATTGCGGAAACCATTGTACCGGGAGTCCCCGGCTCTGCTCCTCTAGCTATTGCAGCAGCTGACTTCTTTCTGCTCTCCTCTTGCAAGTCATCTATAATCTTCCTGTCAGCCGGGTCCATGTAGTCCATCCCACGACCGCTTACAATCACAGACACAACTCCGGGAGTTCCACCCGGCTCTGCTAACGTAGGTGATGACATCTCCTCACTTTTGATTCTAGCAATAGAGACACCAACAGGATCACCTTTAAAGCGTCTTATCTTAAATCCATCGCTCAAGGACTCTATGTTTGAACTCACATGTGTACCTGCGATGGGTGCAGTCTTGTCTAGCCCTCCTTCAAATACGGCAAGCCCGTCTTTGTCAGTGGCTACTTGTACCCCTTCTCTTTCAGAAGTTTCTTCCTTGACCCGCTCGTAAATAGCACGAATGCTATCGTCAGTGTTGACGAGAACTGCAATCTGTTTCATCAGCCTGTCATAGAACTTCTTGCCTGTAATAGACATCATTCCATGACCACCGATCTCATGCAAGGCAACAGGGACAACCCTGTCCAGTGACATATTGTCTGCAACAAGCCATATCTGCCTGTTCCAAGAAACTCCTCTGATCGGGCTTTCGTAGGCTTCTCGGTTCATCCTGAAGTCTAATGGTAATTCAGCCTGAGTCTGAACCACCCTAACGAACTGAAAAATCTGTCTGCCGAAAGCTTCATTAAGTCGGTCTACCACATCATCTCTGGCAGAACTACCACCTTCCTTCCCACCAAACAGAACGTGCAAACCACCGTCTTCAGAGTACTCACCATCCAGAACGAGGGAGTACTTCACATCTACTGGGGTAGAAACTCTGCGCGGGGTTCCAAGGGACTCCTGAAGGTCTTCTATTTTCTTGTTTGTTTCGTCAATTTCATTCTGCTTCTTTGTTTCTGCTGCCTTCGCTTTACCCTTAAGCGCTCTCTTACGTTCCAGCGCTCTTCTTCCTTTAGTTATTCTTGTCCTCTGTTTTTTTTGCTCCGCTTTCTGCTCCGCTTCTAAAAGAGCATCAAACCTTTCTTCCCTGTGTTCGGTTAGTTCTGCCTTTTTTTGATTTAATATTGTTTCTTGCTTCTCTGCTGTTTTTCGGAATGGGTCTGCTGTTTTGTTTAAGGCTGCTCTTTTCTTTACCCATCTAGAAGGCATCTCTTCTACCTTACTTTCTATGGATTTAACCTTATTTGAAGCCAATCTAATTTTATTTTCTATAGGTTCTAGAGAAGCAACAAAATCTTTGGTTTCTTGCTCCGCCTCTACAGCTTCTCGGATGCGAACATCCCTAGCATGAATCGTCTCCGGCCTACCGGCATAAGCGTAACTGGGGGGCTTAACCCCCAATGCTTTAAGCCTCTTCTTTAACCTTTCAATCTCTGCCTCTATTTGCTCATCAGTCCTAGCCTCTACCCCTATCTCAGCAACCACTCTCTCTCTAATATCCAGCCTGATATCGTCTATCTCTTCCGGAGTTAGTTCCTTTATTATTTTGTCAACCTCTCTTAAGTCGGCTGCTGTTAATTTCTCCCCCTCTCTCTTTGCCTCTTCTCTTCGTATGATCTCCGCTCTTATTTGCTCAGGCGGAACTGCAGGATAGATATCAGTTGCTTTGTATTCTTTTCTACTGGGAGCAGCCACTCGAATCATTTCATCGAGCCTTTTAAGAACTCTATTTTTGAAAGCTATCTTATCTCGTATCTCAGAAGCTTTCTCTTCCTGCTCCTTTCTTTTCTTTGTCCATCTGGAAGGTAGCTTTTCTTTTCTAGATTCTATTGCCTGTAGTTCTTTTTCGAGATCGCTGATTCTTACCTTTTCCTTCCCTATTAACCATCTGTACCTTTCCGCCCCCACCAGATCAGTTGGAATCTCTGAGAAATCTATATCTTCTTCATATGTTTCTACTACAGTGAGTGGCCTCTTTCTTCCTGCTCCTTTTTGTCCGGGCGCAATAACAGTTACAGTTGTTGCCTGTCGTTTCTTTTTTCTGGCATCCTCCATAACTTGCGGTGTAGTTATAGGAGCGCTCCCTGTTTCCTGACCAACAGGTCTCCCGGCAGGTTCAGCTATCGGCCTTCCTCTATACAGCTGGTCTCTGAGTATATTAAGTTCATCCCTCGTTAACGATCCTCCCTTTTCCCTTTCGGCCTGTCTTATATGCTTTAGAGGAACATCTCCAAAAGCCCTTCGGGTAATGATTGCTTGAGAGACAGGGAATTTAACAGTATGTTTCTTTGTTATTGCTGCTCTCTGCTGCGGGGTTACCTTAGCAGCATCTTTTTCTTCTTGAGTGAGGTTGGGATTCAACTGGGGAAGAGGTCGTAGAACTCTCTTTCTATCTCTTAAATTTAATTTAGCCCCTTTCTTCTTTTCGGCATCTTTTAATGCATCCGCTCTCTCTTTCTCTCTCTCTCGGAATGCTATTCCCTTTTCCTTATCTAATTCATCTAGCCTTATATCTGCTTCTTCATTGAGTCTGCGAATTTCTCTAGCAGCTGCCATTCCTCCAAATTCTTTGGGAGACGGAAGCGCCTTACGACCTAACATTTTCTGATAAGATGCTTNCTTTCCAAACGCATCAATAGCTTCTTTTCTGGTCTCAAAGAACCATGTTTGATCATCAACGTCAAAAGGATTGGTAACTTGGTAAACAGTTTTGGTTATATCTTCAGTCTCTCCATTGGGGCGATAAGTAATTTTAATCTTATCGAGAA